TCCAGCTCGGGCGGTACCGAAATACCCAGCGAGGGAACGGGTTGCGTGCCCTCGTAGTACTGCCGGGACTCCAGATACTCGGGGCGGCGACTGAACAGCACCGACGCCAGGCGCCAGGCGACATTCTGCTCACGGTCCGTCAGATCCGGGCTCATCGGGGAGATCACCGGCGCGGGAAGATGCGGAAGCGTCACGGGCCCTCCTATCGTCTACTGAGCATGCGACCGCGACCAGGGGCGAACTTGCCCTTGGTCGGCTTGCCGATGATCTGCTTGTACATAAGTCGCACACCGACGGCGGCGACTGCGGCGTCAATCTTCTTGGCGGACTCGCGATGTTCCTTCATCAGCGAGATGCCGTACTTGCTCGGCGCCCGCTTGGCTTGAATCACGTGCTGGCGCAACAGGCTGTTGCGGTCATGCGTGAGCTTGCCGTCGTTGACTTCCGTGACGAACCGCTCGGCCTCGGCCACGAACAGCGCGGTGTGGATCGGGTTACGCATGTCCCACACGATCGGATGGGCATACGGCCCGGTCTTGACGGCGGGCAGCACGGTCAGGGTGTTGCCGAACAGCACACGCCATTCCTCGATATAGCTGTCCCAGTACCGTTCCCCGGTCTCATCGTCCCGGGCGCCCGACGGATCGCACCAGAACGCTTGTATCCGCCAGCGGTCCTTAGCCTCTCGGACGCGATGGTCGACGGCATCGCGATCCACCAGCCAGACCGGATCGCCCGGTTTCGGTCGCTCACGTGATGGCCGCGCCCAGATGCCGATCGTGAACACGTGCCCATCCGAGATCCGGCACCCCATGAGCGCGGTGGCGTCATCAGACTTGGAGCAGTCGAGAAACATCGCGATCCGCTCGCCGTCGGCGACTAGCCGATCGCCCTTGCATGCGTCCCACTTCTCGCGCTCAATCCAGTCGTCGTCCGCTGACTTGATCTGGTTGAACCACTTTCGGCGCGACTCGCTCGGCGGCGTCGACTTCTTGAGTGCCGACGTGAGGATCGTCTCGGGGTCCAGCCAGATCGAATCGCCGCGTACGACCTCGATCACCTCGGGGATCGCCTCGGCGGTCAACGGCGCGTTGGCCGGCGCCTCCAGCGAGTCGTAGAGGTGTCCCACCTTTGCGAACTGCTCGCGCTCCTCGTCGTGCTCATCGAGGTCGGTCCGGTCGAGGGTGGCCTCCCAGCCCTCGCGCTCGACCTGCGCCACCGATCCGTCGTTGGGGCGGTAGGCATTGCAGATGTCGAGCATCCGGCCCTGAGCGATCTTGGTGCGGTTACCGTCTGCGGCGCCGGCCAGGTCGTGCCCGTGGTTCGAGGTGTTCCAGTTCTGTGTCTCGTTACGGATGATGGTGTCGGTCTGCTTGCCCTCGATCGCGAGGTAGTTGGAGGTGACGCCTTGAATCAGGCGGGTCTGGCGCATCCCTTGGCACGTGACCGCGCTCATGCTGATGCCGTAGTACTTCATGCAGTCGTCGGTGAGCAGCCGGCGAACCATGCCGAGGGTGTTCTTGGTCTGATCCTCGGTGACGGCGAGCACCTGAACCCAGGCGTTCGGATTCTCGCGGCCGACGGGCTGATCGTCAGGGCCCCAGTGGTCGAAGATGCACGGCGCGAACGCCGACGGCAGCGCCACACCGCCAGCGGCGAGCGGGTCCTTACCGTGGCCCTTGAGTCGCTGCCACGTCTGCGTCATGTGGGCCACGCGCCCCTCGGGCGTGAGCGACCACCACCAGAGCAGCATCCGCGACTGCTCCATCGTCCACTGCCATTGCTGGCCGCTGGAATCCTTGAGCCAATACCCGGTCCAGCCGAGCATTTCCCAGCCGAGCGAGTGCTCGGGGAGGTTCCAGCCGCGCTCGTCGGTCCAGTCCCACGACGGGCCGATGCGGATCGGCTCGAACCGGCCGTACTTCGGTGGCGCCGCACGCGGGACGTGATGGCGATACCAAGCAACGATGTTCGAGTAGTCGTGCTTGCGGATCAGCGCGGGGGCGCCGAGGGACGCCATTAGCCGGTCGGCGCCTGAGGCGGAACATCCCAACGCGAGTTGGCCGCATTGCGCTGCTGCTCACCGCGCACCGGACCCTCGCCCACCTTCGGGCTCTCGTCGAGATCGGGGAGCTTGAGCTTGGCGAGCATCTGCGTCAGCGTGGCGCGGTGCTGCCGAATCTCCGAGATCAGCGGGTTGCTCACCTGCTGACCCATCGAGCCGGAGACCATGAACTTGCCGTCGCGCAGCTGCTTGCGGAGTTCGCGGTTGATCTCGTCGATCAAGTCCGCTTGATGGCAAGCGTCCTCAAGGATTCGCAACTCGTCGGGGCGCAGAACGTAGTTCTTCGCGTGGATGCTGCTCCACAGCTCCTTGCCGCCCTTGCGTAGTCCGGTCGGTGCTTTCGGGATGTCGGGTGTTGTCATCTCGGTCTGCCTCCTTGTGCAGATCGATGCCCGCCGCCTTCGGTCGGGCAGAGACTTGGTGCGCTAGTTCGCGCGAGCGATGGCGGCGTTAGCCCAGAACATCGCCTCTTCGAGCTTGGTCAGCGCGAGCGCCTTCTCGCGCCCCGGGGGCAGATCGCGGTCGAGCTTGTGCGCCAGCTCCTTGCACGCGGCGCGGACACTGCCGTGCTCGGCACGCTTCTCCTCGGTAGTGGCGGCGTGGAACGCGAACCGGTGATCGATGTCAGCGCTCGAATTCGGGTTGTGAAAGGTCATTGCCGTGCTCCTTTGCGATTTGCGGTGTCGAAAAAATCCGGAACTTCGCGCACGCAGGGGTGTGCGTGCTAAAGCGTTCCGGCGATGCGTGGGGGGTAGCCGGGTTACCTCCCCACCCCTTCTACCATGGGATATGCAGGGCAGTGCAGTAGCTACTACCGGGTAGGCCGAGGATGCTCGGCTACTTTCGCCGCTCCAACTCGCGCCGAATCCGATCCGCATCGAAGACGGGCGCGGTGCCGCTTTGAAATGCCTTCATCGCCTGTTCGGTCATGTAGGTCAGGTCGAGTCCATCAGTTATGGTCCGGCTTGAGAACGGGACGTCTTCGCCTGGCTCCAGGAATGCCCGACTGCATCCCACCCACTCGTTGTCGGCGCCGATACCCATCACGTAGCAGTAGGGACTGACTGTCTGATCCTCTTGCGCTACGCGACGATTGACGGCGGCAAGCAGCGCCATGTGATCCTCGGTGGTGGCGGGTACGGCCAAGTGCGCGGCCACCAAGTCGTCGTAGTCGCCGGCCTTTAACACTGCCGCGCCGGAACCATTTCCGTAGTAGCAAGGCGTCTCTAACTCCATCAGCTCGTATCGAAACTGGTGGTGCAGTTGGAAGTCTTTGCGCAGATTTGAGAAGCCGCCCCAAAAGCGACGCTCTCCGCTCTTTCCGTGAACTGCTAGAACATTGATTATCAGTGGTTGCTTGTAGTCACGCATGACTCGGTTGTTGAGCTGAGTCAACAAGTGCTGCATCAGATCATCGAAGGGTTGGTTCCGCCCGCGTAGGACTTCTCGCAACCATCGCCCGGTGGGCATCCCGCCCCAAAGCTTGGCTAGGCCGGTGTAGCCGATCAGCGCCCTTGGACCGCCCTCGTGAGGGGACATCTGAATCGCAAGCGACTTAATGGCAGCCGGATCAATGATTTTCTTCGTCACGCTGTTGGTGACCCTGTAGTCCACCGACATACAGATGGCGTTGGGCGCATTGAGCGCCAGAACCAGAGTCATGCAGGTCAAACTATCCGTCTGAATGGCGACTGCGAGCGGGTTTGTTCAACAGCCCAGGATGACGCTCGGGCGGCCGACACTTGGGCCGACTAGCTCGGGCTTGCGCCCTGGCATCGCTAGCGTCGCGTCCGGTCTTGGGCTTGTGGCACTCACGGCAGAGCAACTGTGCGTTGCGCCAGTGAGTAGCGCCACCGCGCCAGTGGGCGACGATGTGATCGCAGTAGAGATACACACCGGTGCGGCCACAGCCGTCGGTCTCGGCCTTGCCATCGCCTCGTGCTCCGCATCGGTGAGGAAGTCGTCGTAGTGCGTCCGTGCGCATGCGCTGCTCAGCTACTCGGGGCGGGCGTGGGGTGCGTCGGTCGGACCACGTCATCGGACGTCACCTCCTACCATCGCGGCATGGATGAGATTCAGCTCGACAACCAGCGCTCCGAGGCCTTGAACCGTGTTGACTGGTGCGAACCGCGCCTGGGGGATGACTTCGAGGAGACTAAGTGGCTGGTTGACCGCAACCTCGAACTAGCCAAGACCAAGGCGCTGATTTCGATCAGTGGTGAGCTGGCCTTGATTCGCAAGGCCTTGAGCGAACGCCAGATATAACAAAACCCCAGCTAGGCCGGGGTATTTTGGGCAGCGTTTTCGACTGACAAATCGAAGTATACGCAGGTCAGGGCGGCTTAACTACATGCGTGTGATACGAGTGTCGATCTCACGCCTTGCCCGCATAAATGGCTTGCTGATTTTGTCTGGGCCTTGCGCCGATAAATAGCAAGCCACATACTGTCTTATGTGTATGACAGTAACGGTTGTATGCATCGTTTGTGTATGACACAATCGATCCATGCGAATCGTCTTCCGCTTCACGCAGTCGGCCCGCAAGCATCGGATTGGACGGGCGCACGCCAAGGCGGCAATGAGCAACGCGGTGTTAGTCGAGATCCGCAAGGACGCACGTGGGGCCATGGGGATGTTCATCGGGACCGACGATCGTGGCGTCGAGCTGGAGATCGGCATCAAGAGCGCGGACGACCTGTGGGATGGACGGCACGCGGTCTGGCTGGTCATTCACGTCATGCCGCTGAGA